GGGAAATATTATTAAATATATTACTAGACACAGTATCAAGGGAAAAAGACAGGATATAGAAAAGGTTATTCATTATGCTGAACTTCTTTTGGAAGACAAGTACCCTAAATCATTAGGAGAAATTAGAGGAGAAATAACTAGAAAATATGTTAAAAAATTAAACAAGGAGATGAATAAATGATGAGAGATATGTTCAAGGAGATTAATTCAGAATGGGTGGCACCAACTACCTTTCCTGATCTAAGTACACATAGTAAAGTTGCCATTGATTTGGAGACATGTGATCCAGAGTTAATTAAGGAAGGACCAGGATGGCCTACCCGAAGAGGCCAAGTTATTGGAATTGCAGTCTCATCCAATGGTTTTACAGGATATTATCCGATCGCTCATGAAGGTGGGGGAAATATGGATGAAAAGAAAGTTATTAAATATGTTAAGTCCATATGTGAAGACGGTTCCATTGATAAAGTGTTTCATAATGCTCAATATGATATTGGGTGGCTCTCAACTCTAGGAATAGAAGTCAAGGGAAGAATACATGATACAATGGTTGCCATGGCACTCATTGACGAGAATCGTTTTTCCTATACCCTAAATAGCATTTCAGGAGAGTACCTAGGGGAGAGAAAAAATGAAACAAAATTACGGGAAGCCGCAGATGCGTTTGGAGTAGACCCGAAGAATGAAATGTACAGATTACCGGCACAATTTGTTGGAGAATACGCTGAAAAAGATGCAAGGTTAACATTAAAGCTTCATGAGAAATTGTCATGGGAAATTACAAAAGATAATCTACAGACAGTATATGACATAGAATGCAGATTAATCAATGTGATTTTTCAAATGACTAAAAAAGGTGTGCGTATAGATACCCACAGCGCTGAGAAACTGATAGAACGATTTAAGAACAAAGAAAAGAAATTATTAAAGAGAATAAAGGATTTAACAAACTTAAATGTGGAGATATGGGCAGCAGCTTCAATATCAAAAGCTTTTGATGCTTTAAACTTACCATATGAAAGAACAGAAAAAACCAATTCTCCATCATTCACTAAGATGTTCCTAACGGACCATCCACATGAACTACCTCGATTAATTATGCAGGCGAGGGAATTAAACAAGTTAAGAGGAACCTTCCTGCATGGACTCTTAAAACATAATAAGGAGGGAAGAATACATGCCCACATTAACCAAATTAGGTCTGACAGTGGAGGTACTGTCACTGGTCGTTTTTCTTATAATCATCCTAATCTTCAGCAAATCCCTAGCAGAGGCCAATTCGCGCAAGACATTAGGAAAATCTTTATTCCAGAAACTGGGGAATATTGGCTTAAAGCGGACTACTCGCAACAAGAACCAAGATTACTCACGCACTTTGCAAGACTCGTCGACCAACCCGGTTCTGGGGAAGTACAGAAAGCATACCTTGAAAAAGACCTCGACTTTCATCAACAAACAGCGGACATGGCAGGAGTTCAGAGAAACCTTGCGAAGACTATCGGACTAGGAGTCATGTACGGCATGGGCTATCATAAATTAGCTAGAGAATTGGACATGGAGCCACAAGAAGCAAAGACCATGCTACAGGATTTCCACGCTAAAGTTCCATTCATGAAAGGGATGCTGGAAGCGGTGATGAACCGTGCCAATAGCAAGGGTGTGATTAGAACGCTCCTTGGAAGAAAGTGTAGATTTGATCTGTGGGAACCTACTCAATGGGGTGTGCATAAGGCGTTGCCACTAAATCAAGCACAGACTGAATATGGAATGGCAATCAAAAGAGCTTACACCTACAAGGCACTTAATAGACTAATCCAAGGCTCAGCTGCGGATCAAACCAAGAAAGCTATGGTTGATGTGTATGAGGAAATGGGTATTATTCCTCTCATACAAGTTCATGACGAATTGGATTGCTCTGTCAAGAGTGAAATTGAAGCGCAAAAAATAAAGAAAATTATGGAAAATTGCATTGAATTGGAAGTTCCATCAAAAGTTGATATAAACTTAGGGGAGAGTTGGGGTGCCTAAGGGTAAAACCTATAAACTAGGAGAAAATACCTACGGCATAAAGCTGGAAGATTATGCTACTAAAGAAGATTATCATTATGCATTACTTAAGGCTCATAGAAAAAGACATGCTGAAAATTATAAAAAAAAGCATGGCCATAAACAACGTTCTGGTGATGCTAGATATAAAAAAGATCCAGAGACCGGAGAATATATATATAAATTCAAAAGAGACCCCGAAAGTTTTGTTTATAAACAACACAACAAATTAAGAGAAACAGAGGAAGGAAGGTACAAGTTGAAATTACAATCAATTCAAATTTTTTGGGGTGAACATGTGGTGGAGTGGTATAAAAAACAAAAACCCAATTGTCGTATTTGCAAAAAAAAGCTTATAATGAGCTCTATTTTAAAAGGACCTGGCGTAGATTATGGTGAGGAGGCTGTCATTGATCATGATTATAAATTGGGAACACAACGAGATATTAAAAAAAATGGAAGTATATTACCACGAGGAATTCTATGTCATACTTGCAATCAAGGAATAGGTTTACTAAAAGAAAATAAAATGATTTTAAAAAATGCTATTAAATATGTCGAAGGATTAATATGAACTGGTTGTGCGCAACATTAATAGCTTGTTTATCATTTAATCCAGAAATGAATTACACAAACAATGATGAATTTATTGAGGACGTTACCGCATGCACTCTTCATCTTAACTCAATGGAAGAAGAATGGAATAGAATTCCAGTAGATTTAGTTGTAGCGCAGGCAATTCATGAATCCGAGTGGGGACGTTCACGATTTGCAGTTGAAGGAAATAATTTAATGGGAATTCGCACGTTTGACCCAGCAGATGACCAAATAAAACCCCTTAATAAACCTAATGCGAGTTGGGGGCTTAGGATCTTTGAGACTAAATGCGAATCCATATCTTATTATATCGACTTATTAAATAATCTCCATCATTATAATGATTTCAGGGAAGAGAGATTAATGCAGTATACCAGTGATTTAGTGGACCTGGAAAAGTTAGCGAGCACACTTGCAATTTACGCTGAAGACGTGTATTATACGCAAAAAATAATCCAAACAATTAGAGAGCTGAATGACAACGAAAAGTAAAGGAAAACCCGGGTATAGGGCCCAAGGAAAGAAACGAGCCGATGGAGTGAAACATGGATTTGCAATCAACCCAGAACAAATGGAATACGAAAGGCGCAAGCTTGTGGAGGAAATGTCTACAAAACTTAAGCCTAATCGCAAGCAGCTTAATACGATGGCTGCTGTGGCTGCTACGAAAGAGCCGGAATACTTTGACGAGGAAGGAAAGAAACGAGAACCAACATTACGGATCCTTTCGCTCGGCGCAGGGGTTCAGTCTTCCTGTCTCGCACTCATGGCGCAAGAAGGACTGACGAAGCACAAGCCAGACTACATGATCTTTGCAGATACGGGATGGGAGCCATCCTTCGTCTACGAGCATGTGGAATACCTGAAGAAAGCCATAACAATTTGCCCTATCATTACTGTTGAACGAAGCAACATCCGTGAGGATCTTATTCGAGCAGCGAACCCCATTAAGGGGTCTAATGATGAGTGGAAATCTTTCGCCGGACGCGTACCGAATCCACCACTATTCGCGAAACGTCCAGGTGGAAAGGTTGGAATGCTATATAGACAATGCACACATGATTACAAAGTTATCCCCATTCAAAAAAAGATGCGAGAAATTCTTGGCGTAAAGCCACGACACCGCGTTAAGAAAGGAACAATAGTGGAACAGTGGATTGGCATCTCAACGGACGAAGCAATGCGCATGAAACACGCCAGAATGTACTGGCTCACATCACGCTGGCCTCTCATTGAAATGAAAATGTCAAGATCCGATTGCCTAAGATGGTACAAGGACAGCGGAGTACATCCAATGCCGGGTAAGTCATCCTGCATAGGATGCCCATACCATCATAATGACCAGTGGAAGAACATGCAGAAGAACTATCCAGCGGATTTCGAGGATGCATGCGAGGTTGATGACAAGATCAGAAAAGGACTGAAGAATACAGAAGCAGAATTATTCCTGCATAAGTCAGGGGTTCCTCTTAGAACAATAGACTTCCAGGAGAAGCCTAAGCAGCAAAATCTTTTCGGTGAAACATTCGATGAGGAATTTGCGGATGAATGCGAAGGACTTTGTGGGGTATAAGAAAGGAGAGGACTATGATCCGAAGAGCGTGCGACCGGGCCCAAAAGGAGGGACGGCGCCTGAATTCAAATGTTTCAACTGCGATACGTGGTTTGACGGCAATGAATGGAGATATTCGCTATCTAAATCGTGGTATCCTTCTCTTAAATATAAGATTAACTTTTTATGCGGTCCGGTATGCTCTAATAAAATTTCTGAGAAATATAAGGATAAGTATGTTGGACCGTGATGGCTAAGGTGGGCTTAGCAAAACATAAGGGCCGAAGAAAGGTCGGAAGCAGAAAAAGAAAGTTGAGGTCAGCAAGATGGCGCAAGAAAAAGACGGGAAGGTAGTAATAGCGAAGATTCCAATCCAGGATACACGCCTGTTCTACAAGAATTACGATAACTATTCCAATCTCAACAACCTGTTGATGACGGAGATAGAGAAGGAAAAGAAAAAAGATCCTAAAGGAATAGAGGCA